CGGTACAGTCTCAAAATTCAGGATGATGTCGCCGGTATCGAGAAGCAACAGATCCCAGACGAGCCTTACATCCGCGCTGGTGACGCTGTAATTTGTATAGCCCTCCCAGCGGATACGAAGGAAGTGGTAGTAGCTGTAGATCGTGCCTTCCTCGCGTCGGATCGTCCAGACCTTGGCATCCCGGCGATGGACTTTTACCTGTTCAGCGTTTGTGCCGATGCCCATCCACGAGTTTCCGTTAACATAGATGTTCGCGGCAGTCACGCCGTTATAGGTAAACCAGCTGACGCCGGTCAGGGTATCGGTGCCGTCATCGTTACCGGAGTTGTTCCGGGTGATGGTCATATTATCAGTGCCTGAAAGCACTTCTTGGATAGAGAGATAATCAGCCATTTTGCACCTCCAGTTCTGATATGCTTTCAAAGGCTCCAAGGCCGAGATGGTATGCCGCAAGGCTTCCACGCTCGATCTCCTGAAGATCGCCTTCGATGATTTCGTTGTATTCTGTCTTTGGCTTTACGCAGTCGTCATCCAGTTCTGTATAAGCGGTCTTTATGAGCTTCTTTGCCGGAAGATTGAAACCTCCGATAAAAGGCTCCGTCTCAAACGGCAGGATCACAAGCCCGGTCAGCGTTACGAAGTCCGAAGTGGAGATCGTAAGTGAATCCATCCGGCCACGGTCAAGGCTTCGCTCGGTGCCGCCGGAAATCTCAAAGGACTGCCTAAGCCGGAAATCTGTATCGTCCATGACATAGATCCGGCTGTAGGACATTTTCCGCTTGTCGCTTATATCCACCACGTCATGGACGACCGGAGCAAAGATGCGAAGTTCATCCGAAAGCGTGTAAAGCGGCATGCCGGAAAGCAGCACCTTTGAAATGGCATCGGAGCTTCCTGCCGGTGTTGGCGTAATCAGCCTTGTTTCCACGGAACCTTCCAAGGCCAGATGTTGCATACCGGATAGCAGGATCATGGTCATATCGTCGCTTGCCGTAATACGTCCGTCCCATCTGTCCTGTGCGCCCAAGCCCTGACCGGAGATGACTGCGAGGATGTTCTGTGTGGCAATCGCAGCAGAGCCGGAGCCCACGGAAATCCAGACCTCGAAGGTGTGCAGCATCTTTTCTGCCATATCAAGGAGCGGGTAATAGAGGTTTAGGACATGCATCCCGGAGTGCCATGTTTCCTGCGGGTGGAATTCTGCAATCTCCACACCGTCCTTGACATAGGTAACCGTGATAAGTGCCTGCCCGTCCTCCTCCCAAGAGGCAGGAACGGATACGGTGGCCGCAAGCTCCTGCTCCGGGACGATCACATCGCCGGACTCTGCATCGTCGATTTCAGGAAGATGCGCGGTTCCGGTTCCCTCCGAGGTAACCTCTCTTGTTTGAGGGTCTGCCGTGACATTTAAGAGGATCGCAGCTTTGAACTCACAGTCGGTCTCTTCCTGTGTAGCAAATTCTATATTGACGATCTGCACCTTCTCTTCGCCGATGCTGTATGGCATGGAATTTATATAGGAGTAGGTCGTCATCTTGGTGGCCTCTACGGAATTCATAAGGCCACTGATGTTCTTATCGTTTTTACTTTTGGCTTCCGCAAGGCGAGGGTTCTTTCCCACGCACTTAAGGGAGCACTTCCCGTTGATTTTTATGGTGATGGAGGTAATGGCCGCCATCTGGTTTTCGTCTGCCTGACCTCCGGTAAAGGTCAAGATATCGCCGGGATCAAGTGCCGGATCACCGATAGTCTCGGAATCAAACGGCACATAACTTATGACGGCGATGGTGTTTAGGAGTGTTGTGAGGATTCGCCGCCTCGTTTCCTCCAGACCGAACTGCAGCAGGTAGTTGACCTCCAGATTCATGGTCAGACCGTCATCCGGGTCAAGGGAATAGTATTCTGCCGTCTCTGTTCGCTTGTTCGTGGAGTTTATCGCCGTATAGCGGGTCACGAAGTCCGAGAAGCTGGAGGAGTAACGGTGGGTGTTATTTACCGTCACCATCGGCTCAGCCGTATACTGCACGAGCTGCAGCTTTCCTTCACGGTTAATCTGGGCAAAACAGCCAAGCGCCTGCGCCAGATAGTGCAAAAAATCCCGCCAAGTCTCGATGTCGTTTTCAGGGTAGACGCCAAGAAGTTCTGTGCCGTTTGGCAGGGCTTCAATTTCTGCCTGCGTGTGCGCAAGCTCTACGCCGCAGGTGGTACACATGACAGAGAGGAAGTCGTAAGGATAGCCGCTGGTCTGCGCCTCGTTGTATTCCTTATCGAAATTCAGCATGGCGTCGTAAGCCTTTAGCTCCAGCGTCTTTACCTGCCGGTTTGCCTCGGCCACAAAGAAGATGCCCATCGGGACATCCTCGACGGTGCTATCCGGGAGGTTTAAGTGAAAGTACAGCTCGACCTTGGCGTTTTCCAGCGAGTAGCGGTCAACACTCGAAAAAAGAGAAATGCCCAGCTCTGCCGCATAGACAGAGCCGAGCTCGATTTCAGAGGAACCGGAGCACTGCCGGGATACATACCCGGAGCCCTTTACGATGTCCTCGTTTGTGAAAGGATATTCTCGTCCGGCGGTCGTGGTGATTTTTCCAGACCATGTGAAGGAGCGGGTGTTTTCCTGTATCGCTGTTTTATATGCGTCTGATACGCTGTACATGAGAATCGCTCCTTCCCGTTTAATATTCCTTCAGCGTGAAGCTGACCTTCCATAAGCCTTTCTTGCTGGTGTCGTGGGCGAGGGAAACCTTGAATCCGTCCATGTACATCTCTCGGTTTTCCCTGACCATCGTCTCGGTATTAAAGAAGTCCACGGAGAGCCGTGGTAGGCTCCGCATCGCGGACATGGTTTTAAGCCATGCCGGAGATACCTGAAAGGCCACGGATATTTCTGCCACGCCGGAACGGACAATATCACGCTGGGTGGTTCCTGCCTCAGTCTCACCGGAGGAGTCAGCCTCCACGTCAGAAAGAGACAGGTCATAAGATGTCGGAAGCGGCATTTCCGTGCCGTCAATCCGTAGATAATTTGTAAATGCCATCATCTGCCTCCTGACCGGAGCGCCATTCGCTGCTGGGCTGTGACGATGGTCTCGTCAAGCAGCGTGCCTCCAAGATAAACCGGGATAGTGATATCGCCTCCGCCGCCGACTCCGGAAAGAGCAGTAACGATAGCCGAGGTCTGTCCGGCCACGGCATCCTGAATCATGCCGCGCAGGGAATCCACTCCGACGATAGCTTCTGCACCGGCTTCTCCTGCGCCAAGTAGCGTATTCCCGCTCATGCCGAAGATGGTCGGTGAGTCAAGGATCATGCCGTTGCCCATCGCCTTCTTGTACCATTCCACAGAAAAATGCGGGATGGACGGCGGGTTTAGAGAGAAGCTCCCGGAAATGGAGAAGTGCGGCAGCTTAATCTTTGGCAGCTCCCAGTGGAAGTTGAATACGTTCTTCAGCTTGTTCACGATGCCGGAAATAAAGTTCCAGATCCCGTTGAACACATTAGAGACCGTATTCTTGATGCCGTTTAGGACATTCGATATCGTATTTTTTATGGCGTTGAAGGCTGTGGTGATGCCGTTTTTTACGGTATTTACCACGGTCGTGATGGTGGTCTTTATCCCGTTCCAGACCGTAGATACCACAGTTTTTATCGCGTTCATCACGGTGGTGACCGCCGTCTTTATGGCATTCCAAGTCGTGGTGATGAAAGTCTGGATTGCCGTGACGACGGTTGTGACCACGGTCTTTATTGCGTTCCATACCGTCGTGACCACAGTTTTTATCACATTCAGGACGGTCTCAATGATCGTCTTGTAGATATTGAAGTAGGTGGTGACGATAGTTTTTATCACATTGAACACGGTCTCAAAAACAGTCTTTATGGCGTTCCAGATCGTTTCAAAGAAAGTCTTTATGGCATTAAAGACCGTCTGCACCGTGGTCGTGATCGCTGTCCAAGCACCCGTGAGGAAGGTGCTGATGCCGTTCACCGCTGCCTCGAAGATTCCCTTGATGGTCTCCCAGACAATGGAGAAGAAGCTCTTGATCGCCTCCCAAGCCGTAACGACTGCCTGCTTGATGTTTTCCCACAGGTCAATCCAGAATTGCCTAAAGCCCTCGTTCGTATTCCAAAGATAGATGAAGGCTGCCACCAGCGCCGCAATCGCAGCGATGATAAGGACTATCGGGTTTGCCAGCATGGTCGCGTTCAGTGCAGCCATCGCGCCTTTTACCACACCGATTGCAGCAGAAACCTGCGGTATGATCGTCATAATCGTGCCGACCGCCGAGATGATCTTTCCGACCACCACCAGAATCGGGCCGATAGCAGCAGCCACAAGGGCGATCTTTACAATCGTCTGCTGCACCGGTG